TGTCTAAAACATTTGAGTTATAATTAATGTTTCTATTCATAAGTTCTTGTCTAGTGTATTCTCGTGTGTTTTTCAGGGACTGCAATGAAGAAATCAAATACGCCAGATAGCTGTGATTGTCTCTAAGAAAGTTTTGTTGAGTTTGAGGGTTATTTGGCAATGATGGAAATTCAGATAATGGATTGCCAAATTCAATTTGAACATGTTCTGTGATTTGTTTATATCCCAAGTTTTCGAAGCGAACTTTGGGAAGAAAGTCATTCACATTGCTTATGCGTCCGCGCCAACTGTGCGGACGGACATTATCCAACTTACTATTGAAATAATCCACAAATGGACTGTTTCCCACTCTCGGAGCGGCGTAAGCATACAATCCAACCGAAATATTGGGGGAATTGAGCGAATTTACCGCATCCAATCTTTTTATGATGTCATAACAACACAGAGTAGCCAGTGCTCCTCCCAAATCATGACCGCAGCACCATACTCTGAACTTTTGTTGTGTTGCTCGTGTCAAAATGGAATCATTGACGTAATTCAAAACAGTGTCGCGCGGCGTTGGAATGCCACTATTTCCATTTCTTTTCGCATACAGTTCATAAAATCCGGTGTGGACCTGCGAACCGTCAAAATAACGGGTTGGTGTAAATTTGGAATTTTGCAACCATTCCACTACATTGCTGGTTCCGCGCCAAACGAAATACACGTCGATGACGCCGTCGTCGGCGCCCACTGCAGATTCAAGAATGTATCCTATGGGTGGAGCACCTTCTTCATACACTGAACTCATGATTGCATTGGGCGTGTTGGTGGGGAAGCGAGGTTGTGATATATTTAATTTCCATCCATTTAAATTCCTAGTTAAATTCCTCGGTGTCTGCAAATAATCATACATTTCATAAGCAAAAGTGATAAGTTGCATTGTTTCAGTTGCGACGATTTGTTCAAAATTGGTCGCATTAGTCGTTGGATTCGGATCTGTAAGTGCATTGGGATCATTTTCAGCAATGTATTGATATAAAGTTACTAAACTGTTGAAAGATGGAATGGCGGTTGCTGGCGCTGGTGCGGGTGCAGGTGCGGGCGCAGGTGCGGTTGCTGATGGTTGCCTCAAAACCCGTTTGGGACATCCATAAGCTTTGCCGTGGATTGCTAAACCAGAGTTTCTTCTTACTACCATGTGAACGTAGTTATAATATACACATGCGTTTTAAATATTCACGATAACAAATGTTCCGATTTTCAGAGATTTTCTCTCGCCACTTATTTTTGATAAAATTTGAGTTGCAGTTTAAGGTTGTCTTCTTTTAGACCGCTCATTTCATTCTGCATCGTCAACCTTTGAATCACCATGTCCTTTTCCAACAGGTCGTGCTTGTGCTGCATGTGCATGTCCTTGATTTCGGTTCGCAATAATGCAATCGTTTCATTCAGCTCCGCAGTCGCTCCCGCATATTCTTTCCCAATGCGACGGTACGATTTTTGCATGTGATCAAATTGTTTGTCGTTCAACACAATCAACTCTTTGTGGCCCGGGGGATATATACGCGTTCCGTAAGCGCTGCATTCCTCTTTCACTTCAGCTTCTGCGTTGGTCAGGTATTTGATGTCTATGTTCTGAAACCACTTTACATCCACTGTCACGCCAGACAATTTGGAATACTTAAGATTGTGTTCTCCGATGCGGCGAGCGAAATCTTTGGTGAATCCGAATTTATAAACCGTCGAATCATCTGGAATTGTGTCGCTGATTTCAAATGTCGCGCGCAGGTCGCGCACTTTGCCAAGCGACACCAAATAAATGGACGGGAAATTGGACGTGTGACTTTCAAATATGGCCTGGTATGTTTTGAGTGGAATGTTGCAAAGGTCGGTTCCCAGTTTCACCTTTTGTTCTTTTGAACCCAGCTGGATCGTGAAGATCTTGTTTGTGGCCCATTTTCTGAAAAGGGTTGCATTTTTGTTTCGGGACACGAATAAAACACGCAACAACCCTTCATACGTTAGATACAATGTCGGGTTTGTGTTATTCGTGGTTTTCGATACATCATTTATGTATCGATTAAACGTTATGTAATCAATGTCGCGTTTATATCCTCCCCCCGTGTTGACCAAAACGTGATTTAAACCCGGCATTTCAAATCCAATACTAACATCCTTTACCTTGAAATAAATCATATCTTCGTGTCTTTCACCTCTGGTTTCAATGTCAATTACGCGTCCATCCACATCATGAAATTTTTCATCATCACTTAGGTGCAATATCGGTGGAGCATTCTTCACAGATGCTTCTGTTTCTTCCATTGCTTCGCTCACAACTTCGCTCACAACTTCGTTTTCTGCGCTTGCGCTAACAACTTCATTCACTGGTTCTACTTCTACTTCGGTTTCTGCGCTTGCGCTCACAACTTCGTTTATTGCTACACTTGGTGCGCCAAAAAACCGATTCGCGTTTATCCAATTCGTGGATATCAACAATTGCGCCTTTTTGCATTCGTTGGTGGAAAGGTTCCATCCCTTTCCCTTTTCCATGGTTGCGTACAAATAATCGGTCGCAGGAATCTTCCTTCTTTCAATGATTCGGCGCGGGGTTGTGGTGAACCCCTTGAAAAACACGGGATTCAGTGTCAGCATGTCCTTTGAATTGTGGTATGCCGTTCCATTGATGTGTATTGTGGGAAGGATTGAAAGAGTGACGTTGCTCATATTGATTTGTTTTCGGGGATCATGCATACACTACACGCATTCCTTTATATCCTATTTTTTATTACCATTTTCTCTCTAGGGCAAATTGCGACAATCGTGTTAATGCAATAATATCGCACCATCATGGTCTGCATTTATTTCCCCCGAAAAAGTTCCGCAAATCACCTAGCGCCGCGCGTTTTTGTGCAAAAAGGTTTTGACATATCGATTTTAGGACATTTTTTTTGTCCATTTCCTGGAAAATTTTTCGAGTCTTGAACAAAGTAAAATAAAAAATAACAAAATTAATTTATGTAATATATGTGTAATTATGACAGCATACTGGTCACACTATTTTGGAGGCCTCAAATGGTGCATTTTGGGCCCCAAAAAAAGCTTAAAAAAAGGCACCAGGTGTTAAAAAAGTTGTTCTATGAACATTTAGAATATTCTTGGCATTACGATTTGTATTTTTGGGCAATTAGAACGATTTTCTTGGCATCCTGATCTGTCGTTTTGAATATTTAGAACGCGTAAACCAATTTAAATAATATACACATTAGTTAATAGTAACTATGAATGCAATGAACAACATGAATGACCAGTATGTTTACATTATGTCAAACCCATCTTATGATGATGATGTGTTAAAAATTGGTTGGACGAGGAAACACCATATTAAAAGATCGATGCAAGCAACCGGCGTCCCAACGTCTTTTGTGGTTGAGTCGGTGATAATTACGCATGAAGGTCATGAACTTGAAAGACAAATTCATAATCATCTAATGCAATATCGCATAGAACCCAACCGAAAATTTTTCAAGATTTCAAAAGATGTGTTGAGAGAAATTCTAACAAATGAATTGAAGCTTGTGTTGACGTGCATATCGGAAGATGATGCGGATAAATCCGAAAAATATAAATGTGATTATTGTCATAAAAATTATGGCACACGCAATGGTAAATGGTATCATGAAAAAAAATGCACGCACAAGCCATTAATTGCTGAATTGTCAAAAAAAGCATTTGAATGTCCGCATTGCGGAAAGGGTTATGATGCTCGCAACAGTTTGTGGTATCATGAACAGAAGTGTGCAGGAAAGGCAATAACGGAACCAACAAGCAGCATTGCAATCATGTGTGAAATGGATATAGAGATGGAATCCACTCCCATCAAAAGTATTAAAAAATTGAACAATCCAAATGGATCATCCTCTATATCATCCGAGGCATCATCGGCATCTGCACCTGCATCAGGAGAATTCATGATGAAGATGGTGGAACAGCTGATGGAGCAGAATAAAACGCTGCAAACCCAAATTATAGAATTGAGCAAAGAGAGAAATACGGTGATAAACACCACCACGAATAACACCACGAATAACCAACAATTTAATTTACAGGTATTCCTGAACACGGAGTGCAAGGACGCCATTAAACTCAGCGATTTTGTGAAATCTCTCAACATAACCCTGGAAGATCTGGAATTTACGAAGAACAACGGCATCGTGGAGGGCGTCAGCTCCATTATCGTGAACAATCTGAAGGGCATGGATGTGCACAAGCGCCCGATTCACTGCACGGATGCTAAGCGCGAGATCATGTACGTGAAGAACGACGAGTGGGAAAAGGACGACGACGGGGCAAACATCAAGAAATTCATATACCTGACGTCCTGTTATCAAATCAAGCGCATTCAAGACTGGATAGATGCGCATCCAGGGTGGGAAACCAAAGAGAAGCTGCAGACGGAATATTTGGCGCTGTGCAAGGAACTTTATAAAAACATTGAGAATGATGATCACGCGCACAAAAAAATCATAAAAGGGTTTATCAAGAATATCCAAATTGATAAACATAAATGAACGCATGTATGGGATCATTCAGAAAATTTCGGGTTGTTGACATGTTAGTATATTGATTCGGCGTATGTTGTTTCAAGCAGTTCGCAATGAGCGGCGTGGTCTAGTGGTTGGAATCCTGATTCCAAACACAAAGATCCCAAGTTCAAATCCGAGCCTGAAACTGCAAAAAAAAACCAAAAAACGGTAGTGCCCTCACATCAACAAATCCTTAGGGGTATTACCAAAAATTAATCCAAGACAATCCAACACACGAATAAAGCCCTTGTAGCTCAGCGGCAGAGCGTCTACAACACCGTCGGTCGTTTAATTTGACTTTATAGAGTCCGAAGGACTGATGGTTATCGCCTCATAAGCGGAAGGTCACAGGATCGAAACCTGTCGGGGGCATGAATTCAAGAAACCCTCCAAAAGGGAGTCAAAGGCTACTGAGACTACAACTAGAGCCAAACCAATGCACCTTCGCCCCTTTATAGAAGCGGGTCGTCATAGCTTAAGCGACGTAAAACAGCAACCAAATCAACTCCGAGATCACTGGAGCGAAGCCAGTCCCTCACCTTCGCCCGCTTTGCAGAAGCGGGCACACCCCTTCACGGAGTTAACCACCATCGTCTAGTTGGAGACGTGAAATCTAACAAGTCTGATGCATCTCAGTCAAGTGAGTCAGACGCATTTCTTTCGCCCCTTTACAGAAGCGGGTTGTCAAGCTGGACGTAAAACGCAGCCAACCTTTCAAACCACTTCCATGGCGGACGTAAAACATCGTCGGTTTCCACCTAGACCTGCTTTCATGTGGGTCCGAATTACTGATGGTTATCTCTCTTTCTCATTAAAAGGCGGTGCTGGATCGATACCGGCAGGTGGTATGATTACAACAATCTCGCACAGGTGCATTTAGTGCACCAGAGCCTCCATGCATTAAACACATGGAGTAATTTAAACCTGCATAGTTCAAAGGAAGAACACCGGGACCCCCACATCGTCTATTTCAACTCAAAATGACCATGTCCGCTTCAATGTGGAGATAGTCCGAACGAAAGGATGGTTATCTAACTCGGAGACACAGGATCGAAACCCGTTGCAGGTATCTTTTTTGTTTTTAATTATTTAATAGGATAATGCTTAAAAATATGATAATGTTATAGTATAATCAACAATTATAATACAAATGCCGCGCTTTAATCGACGAAATTCCAGGACTCAAAACCAGACTCAAAACCAGAACCAGAACCAAAACCAGAACCAAATGCCGCCACGGGCAGGTCATGGCCAACCATTTCCAGCTCAGGATGACACAAATAGCATCCCATTTTATAATGCGCGACTGTTTTCAATGTATGAAAGCCTGATTCAAAGTTACACCCATTTCACATATCATGCGAATCATATGTACCATGTGTTGGAACAAGTGCTGCACGGCAATCGGAATTCCATCAATTCAAACCCGTATCCTTGGTGGCTCATCCCTCATCCACAGCAGCACCAGCCACAACAGCAGCACCAGCCACAACAGCAGCACCAGCCACAACAGCAGCACCAGCCACAACAGCAGCACCAGCCACAACAGCAGCACCAGCCACAACCACCTCAGAGATCACAGCAACCACGCGCTCCATTGACGACAACGATTGAAAACAACATAATAAATGCATTGTTTGGAATGATAAATCAGCCAGAAGAACGCAGGCTGACCCCTGCACAATTTGATGAACGCGTTGAAACGGTTGCGTTTGGAAACATTGTCAATCCAATCAACACCGTGTGTTCAATCACGCATGATGTGTTTGAATCAGCGCAGCAAGTGTTGCGGATTCGGCATTGCGGACATATATTTAACTCAGATAGCCTGGCGCATTGGTTGCGCATGAACAACACGTGTCCCACGTGCCGGCACAATTTATTGACTGCCAATCCCGTTTCTAGACAAGCCACAACTGCCACCAATGCCACCAATGCAACCAATGCCACCAATGCCACAAACACAAATGATCGGCGCATTCAAATTCCACTTGAATCTGAAATCAACATCAACTCGTTTTACAATGAATTGTTAAGAAACAGCAGCAACATTCCCGGATTTGAATTGAATTCAGTGAATGATGATTCGGTTGTGTTTTCATTTGATTTATTGAGAGGAGCAACTGGTTCAAGAGGTCCCGGTCGCCGAAGTGTTGACGATGTTGATTGAATGAAAAAATGTATATATTTTTGTGTCATGTAAATTGCATTGGGTGTGCTGCATTTATTCTTTATTTTTTCTTTGCTACAAAGAATTCCGTTATGCTCTTATTTGATTTGATCAGGTTGTCTGCCTGGCGCAAGTAGTCTTCAAATATGAGCTCCTTCACTTCCCGGAACCGCAGGTCGTCCAGTTTCTTCTGCAGTTTGTCGTCGCTCTCGGTCCAATTGCTTTTCACGGATTCCAGCTCCTCCAAGAAGCGCGCCTTCTTGCGCCGAAACGCTGTCATTTGTTCCAGAACCAGCCCGAACAGCTGCGCCACGGGCTTCATGATCTGGTTCGTGATGTAAAACGAGTAGTTCGGTTTCAGACGGTTGGCACGAATGTAGTCCGGCGTCTCAATGCGCTCCCCCTGCAGCGCCTTCTTGTCCGCGTTGTGGATATACACGAAGGGGATGCGGTCGCCCGAACTCGGCTTGTTGCCTGGGTCACGTTTTCCCATGCGGTCCGCCAGCACCTTGTGCGCAATTTGCTGCGGGTTCTTGTAGGTGGAGCGCAGCGACTTTGTGATGATGAGCTTGTCCATGGGCACGCGCTCGTCCACCAGTGATTGCAGCGACTCGCGCACGAACTTAATCGCCGCCTCCAGGTCCTGTTTCTTCGTGAGAATATCTATTAAACCGCCATACACATCCTTGACAATGGGCGCATTGTCGCGGCGGCGCAGCACGATACCCATGCTCTTCGGCTTGCCCTTGTTCGGGTCCGTCTCGTACAGGATGCCGAAGTAGCGCTTCTTCTGTAATAAACCGAACGGCATGAGCGTCTTTTCATACACCCATCCGTGCGGTGCCTTCAGGAACGCGGAGGCCATGTCGCCCACTTGGCGCGCGAGCTCAATCGTTATCTCTAAAGCCGGTTTCCCGCGAATGGGCACGCCATCCATCGTCTCTAGGTTGAACGTGTAGAATACACTATCCGTGTCCCCGTATACGTACTCCGCCCGCGTTCTCACTGTGCCGTGCGCCTTTGTGGGCACAACGGCATCGCCGTACACCTCCTCCACCATGCGCTTGGCATACGTGAGCAGCTTGCGCCCGGTTGCGGTCGTGGAAGCCGCCACATCCACTTCGTAAAACGAGCTGGTCTTGGCGCCGCACTGGCCGTAAAGCGAGTTCGCAGTGACCTTGTAAGCCAGCTGCCGCTTGTCCAGCACGTTGGCCATGAATGGATCCGACTGCTTCTCCGCCAGTTTGCGCGTGGCCTTGCGCGCTGCCAGCAGCTCCTCCAGAATGGACGGCAGAATGGCTTTCGCACCATCCTTGAACTGTGCAAACCGGCATATCTTTTTCCCGCTCAAGTGCTTCTCCATCTTGCCACGTGCGTTCGGTTTCCAGCGATACGTGTCGTATTCCACGTCCACATAGGTATAGTCGGGCAGGTTGTCGTAAATGTGCTGCCGGGTTTTCGGATCCTTTTCGCCCGTTTCGTGCACCATGTTGCCATCCAGGTCGAACTCTTTGGTCCACACCTTGCTGTCGTGGGACAGGTTCTCGCTGATCATGGAAGACGGATACAGTGACGAATAATCATTGCATGCCACGGGGTTGTCCAGGTAGAGGCCGCGCTTGGGGGGCAGCACGATGGCGCCCTCGTAGCCCTCGCCCGATGGGCCCTTATCAATGACGGGCATGAGCGTGTTTTTCTCGCGGCATTTTTTTGCCATATAGCTGGTGAGCTTGATACCCTGGCCGCGAATCACCAGGAAACTGATGGGCACGCTGCAAATCTTCGCCATCTCGTTGTAGCCCGTGATGACGTCCACCTTGGTCATCAAATGGTGCACGAGGTTGCAATCCTGAATACAGTATTTGGCAATGACGGCGCGCGGGCCGGGACCCTCGTTCGTCATGCGGAAAATGTCCTGCGGTGTCACGTCGTCCTTGGACACGCCCCAGCGCACATGTTTCTTCATGTCGGGTGTCTCGTGACCGACGATTTCAAAATAGCCCGCGGAACGATTGATTGCGACGACCCGGAATTTTTGGCCGTCCTTGTAGGGATCAGTGGAGTGGCCGGTTTCCTCCAGTGCAATGTAGTTGCCGACCTCCAGGCCGGTGAGATTCTTGCTAACAATTCGGGTCACTTTTCCATCGGGTATTACTTCATCGGCATCGGCTTCAATGCGGTGCTCAACCGAACGCACATCATCGCCGATGAAGTAGGAACCGACGTAATCCAGCTTGTATGACGTGAGGTTGTAGTCGCGGCGGAAGTAGTTGTACATGTCAATTTGCAGGCGACCGGTCATGGCAATGTAGTGCAGATCGTATTGGCCGCTGGCGAGGGCGATACTGGTTTCTTCAATGCTGACACGCCCCGTTTTGAAATCGCGCTTGCCGCAAAACTCGTCGGTGTTGCGGGACAGCTTCAGGAAATCGTCTTCCACATTGTTTTCCAGCGCACGATGAAACATGAACTGGTAATCAAACCCGAAGATGTTGTATCCGATGATGATGTCGGGATCCTCGCGCTGCACGAGCTCGGTCCATGCCTGAAGAAGTTTGCGTTCGGTCTTGCAGCTCACAATTTCTGCGCCGGTAACGCGGTCACATGTGCCCAGGGCAAGGCAGTGATTCAAATAGGGGCGGTCTTCACCGTAGCGGAGGAACGTGGATCCGATGAAGGTGACCTTGTCGCCCTCCACGGCAGGAAACACGGCCAACAACCCATCGTTCAGGTGGTTAATTTTTGTTTCGCGATCCAACACAGATGAATGCAACATGTCTGCGATTGAATGAGACGAAGACGCCGAAGCAGAAGAAGCCGGTTTAGACCAAGCGGGCGGTGCAGCATGCGTGTAGACGCTGCGCGCATCATCATCGCCATTGTCCTCGTCGGCATCTAAAGCATCGGCATCGGCTTCGGCATCGGCTTCAGCTTTCATTTTTTCAAACATGCGCTCAATGGTATTAACATTATGCATGACGTCGGGATCGGCTTCTTCCACCAGCGTCTTGATGGGGGTGGACCACATGCGCTCAAACATGGTATCCAGCTCATCCAATCTGGGCACCGTCTTGGTGTAAATGCGCTCAATGTCGTCGTGCAGCGTGAACGCAGGGGCTGATCGGGATTTGGGGTCATGGAATGCCGTGCGAATCATGCGCTGCACTTCTGATTTGGTTGCCATGGTGGGATCTTTCAAGCAGACATCCACAATGTTGGCGGCGAGTTTTTTGTATGTTTTGATTGGAACGGGGAAATCGCCGTGGCTGCTGCTTGCTTCAATATCAAAACTCATGATTTTGTAGGGCACGATGGTTTCTTTTTCGGGTTGCGGAATGATGTCCTTGTGCCCAATGCAGTATTCATAACGGCAAGTGGTTTGTCGTGCCTGCTGTTCCACGACCGTGGGTTCGCCCTTGAGTTTGACCCAGCCCGAAGGACTGATGTCCTTGATGTGGAAGTAGCGCAGCAGGGGAGGAATATTGGCTTCGTAAATGTGGGTTGCCTCATTCTGAAACACGTAACCGCGCGGGTTCAGGCGCCACTCAGTGCCTTTGCGCTCATACCACATGTTTTTCACGCGGGTCATTGTGGCCATGTTTTTGAATTTGAGCATGAGGAATTTGTGGTCTTTGCCGCCGTCAAACCCGTAAAGCGTCTTGCGGCGAAGGAGTTTGCACTCATCGGCCAAAATGGAATCCTCACTGAATTTTCCGATCGTTTTTTTCAGTTCTGCAATGAAGCGGGCCTTGGCGTCAAATCCCCATGTTTCGGGAACTTTCACATAGAAGAAGGGTTCGTAATTGGGAACAATGACACAGCATGTTTGTCCCAGCTCATTGATTCCGAACATCTGAATTACGAATTGTTTTTTGTCCTTGTTGAATTTTTTAGTGTATCCGCCGCCGCTGCTACTGCTGCTGGATTGAGATTGGGTTCTAGGCACTTGATCGCGCACCTGGAAATCAAATAGACGAAATGAATGTGGTTCTACCATTTGGATGGATCGTAGGAGATGTATTTGGATTGTATTTACTGTTTAATTGATTTCAATTTTTATTTTAATAGTATTAATGCGCAAATAATATAAAATTATAGTGTGATGTGCATTTATAATTGAACAGTTAATAAATAAAATAAATGAGTAGTGCAGCTTCCATATCTGCAGCGAAAAAACGTCGTGCCAATCAAGTGCAACCACCCATGACAACGCAGCAACCACAACAGCCGATGCAAAGACCAATGACCGCTCCTCCTTCTTTAGCAAACTTGACTCCGGTTCAACGCCAACAAATGATGCAGCAGCAGCAGCAGCGCATGCAGCAGCAGCAACCACAGCAGAAGCAGCAGCAGCAACCTCAGCAGCAGCAGCGCATGCAGCCACAGCAGCAATCACAGCAGCAGCAATCACAGCAGCAGCAATCGCAGCAGCAATCACAGCAGCAAGTGAACCGAAAGCAACCACAATTGCCAGGAAAAACTCAACCAAATCAGAAAGCAGGGTTAACTTGGCCCGTGCCCCCCATTTATCTCATGAAGCAGATGGACACCATGTTGTTTCAGCAGAGTCAAACCATGGACGACATTAAGAACAGATTGAATTGCATTGAATCCGGATCTATTTCCGAGTCTGGCTTGTCTAGTTTTTCCGAATCTGAATTGGATTTAGATCAAATTAAGCCCGCCCTCATGGCCGACTCCGAATTTGTATCTGGCATTGTGGACAACATCATGAACAATTCCAACCTGTCTGAAATCATTGAACAGATTGATGCTGTGCAAACCGAAAACCGGGAACTGCGCGACCTGCTTCATGCTCAACAAAAGACCATCAATGAAATGAACATCATGTTGCTGAAACTGTTTAGCCAAAGTCTAAATCAACCCGCCGCATTCGCACCTGCACCAAAATCAAAATCATCCGCCGCCACAGTGGTGGTTCAAGATTTAACTGCAGGTGAACCGCCATGCGAGATGGAGAATGGCACCCCAGAGGATGATGTGGATGCATGTGACGTAACCGGCGTTGATGACGAGGACCATATTCAGTTGGATGTAGTGGAACCTCCTCCTTCTAATATGCAAATAGTGGATTAAATAAATGTATAATCGCGGCTCGTATTATTTATATGAAATTATTGTAGCATATAAATAAGCATAAGTATTTAAAAATTAATTTACATTAATTGTTAGTAATAAATTTGCATCAACCCAATAAAATCATCTTCAAATGCAATCAGTGTTTGCCGTGCTAATTTTTTGCGTAATTTTGTTCCTGTATTTGCATATTTATTTCCACATGAAAACCAGCAATGACCTGGAGGTGTATGAAATAGATCAGCCGTCCAAAGACAAATTGGAAGAGGTGTGCGATTTGCGGCAGCCCGTGCTGTTTGATTACGCGGACGAGCGGCTAATGGAATCGTGCAACTTGAATGCGATGAGATCCGCATACGGCGCATTTGACGTGCGCCTTCGCAACGTGAAAGACACTGCAGATGAAGCCGATGCAACCGAGTTGTATGTGCCGCTCACGCTGCACACCGTGGCAGAGTCGTTTCGCAGTGACAAAGAATCGCGTTACATCAGCGAAAACAACGGCGACTTCCTGGAAGAAACGGGTCTGATCAAAACGTTCAAATACAACGACGCATTTTTGCGGCCACCAATGGTGAGCAAATGCATGTATGACGTCGTGTGCGCAGCTCCCGGAACCACAACGCCATTGCGATACGAGCTGAATTATCGCAACTATTATTTGGTGACGCAGGGCAGCGTAAAAATGCGGCTGATTGCTCCGCATGCCAACAAGTACCTTTACCCCGTGGACGACTATGATAATTTTGAGTTTCGGTCACCGGTGAATCCGTGGCGAATACAGGCCGAGTACCGTGCCGATTTTGACAAAATTAAGACGATGGACGTGGAACTGCGTGCTGGACAAATCATTTACATACCCGCATATTGGTGGTGCAGCATGCAGTTTCCTGAATCCGCAGGATTAACCACCATCTGCGGGTTCAAGTACCGCACCTACATGAACACGGTTAGCATATTGGACAAGCTGTGCATGTGGTTGCTGCAGCAACAAAATGTGAAGCGCGACATCATTGAAAAAAAAATAACAGCATCCACGGCGCCCGCAGTTGCAGCCACTCCCGATTTAATTTCTGCTGACGGTGGTGCTAACATTGGTGCCGCCAGCGCGGGGGATGATGCCACTGTCATTGGCGGCAGCTAAAAACTCGGCAGCAGTAATGCGTTCTTCGGCTGGGCACAGGGCGCGCCGAAACAATTCGCGCATTGGTTCATCCTGAATTTTATCAAAATATGCGGGATTAATGTGTCCGTTTGTGCCAACATCAAAAAAATCGCACGGGTAGTCTTTCGGATATGCAGTTGATTTGCGCAACACAATCATCGTAAAAAATATTAACGCAAACGACCACACGTCATGGTGCTTTTGATTTTTCGTCCAAGTGTAAGTGTCCGTGTCAATTTTCGGGTTGAACCCGTTGCCAGTTTCAGGGGCGCAAAACGGCTTGGTTCCTCCAGTTCCGTCGCCCTCTCCCGGAATGCCTGACATTCCGAAATCAATCAAATAAAGCGACAGCGACGGCATTTGTGGTTGTGCCTGTGCCTGTGCCTGTGCTTGTGACTGCAGTAGTTCTGACTCCGATTCCGAATCAGAAGAACTGGAACTGGAAGAACTACTAGAATCGGCGTATTCATAAATTGTTTGAATCAGCGTGTTTCCTGGCTTGATATCCCCGTGCACGATGCCCAATGCGTGCAAATGAGCCAGTGCTTCGGCCATCTGAATGCACAGCCGCATGATTTGCTCATTCGGGGGAGGCACAATTGCAGATTTAAACCAGGTGTCCAATGTTTGAGAATGAAACACGATGGGTTGAATGCTGTATGAAATATGGTGAAACATGGTGCGCTCCTTGGGCGGTATATTGCGAACATTGTTCAATTGCACGCAGATGGGCAGAACCATGTGGCGCAGGGAATCAATTCCGCCAACATTCGCTTTTGGATCGTTCGCATATTTCATCATTTGGGACACCACGAAATATTCTGATGTTATTTGTGCATTGTCAAATGCGTGCTCCACTCGCACCATGAAATCATTGACGCGGAACATGCCGATCATGGCGCGCAATCGCCGATACATGCTGAACATTTGTGGATGATCGTGAATGTCCACATCCGACACATCAATTTTAAGTTCTGGACAGCGTTTTATTTTGCCAATGTAGTTCGGAATTTCTTCTTTGCACAATGTGTATGTTCTAAGTGTGATTTTTCTGCAGTCCGAGAAAAAATACAGCTGCTGAATCATTGCTATCAACGGTTTAATGTCGTCTTTTGCCGCCATCTTCCATTTATTAATGACGTCCATTTGATTTTCATATTCAAATTTGGGCACAGGTGCGACAATGGCCACAGGTGCGACAACGGCCACAGGTGCAACAATGGCCACTGGATCACCATCATTTATGGAATCAATGTCTATTGTTTTTATTATTTGATCTGGATCTATGGTCAAATCAGTGTTTGCACATGGGATATCCATTATATTTTTAATAATTGTTTGAACAAATCTAAACATACATGCACTGTAATGGTATTTTAATAATTAAATTTAGGTTTATATTGTTTATTTTGTATAAAAAATATAAACACAATGCATGCTTACAGATAAGATAATCAGATGCAAACAAATGCAAACAAAGCACTGGACCTAAATGCGCTTGAAAAAGCGCTGGAGAACGAAAATAATACGGTTGTTGCAAATCTAAACACGCGCAAAATCGGCGCAGAAAAAATGCGCCAGCTGATGCAACTGGGACTCAACCAATCGGTGACTGCTGACTACATTTACAAATTGAGAGATTATCGGCATGTGGATGATTTAAACGGGCTCACGCACGGTGCGTATATCCGCTGGATTGATTTGAAAAATCCGGAACGCCTGTGCCTTGCGCGAGGGGCCATCATTTGCGACATTAAAATCGGGCAAAAAGGGGTGCACCTGCTGTGTAAAACGCACCCCAATCCCGCCATGTTTCATGTCGTCATGGACGAGGTCGTCGTGTTTCAGCGCATGAGCCAGCAAGAGCGCGTGATTCTCACCGCGATGGATTATTTAGAAGATGCGCATTCGGATGACGACGAGTCTTTGGACACCAGTTCATCTTCCGACGATGCATGATGATGACGACGATGATGCAACTCATGTGAATGTTTTAGCGCATCATATTCCTGCCGAGTCATTGTGACGAAATCATCGGTGCAATCATCACCGCCATCACTCATGGCCTCGTCTGGTTTTGGGGGTTGAGTTTTGTATGTCACAAGATAGACAATGCCGTTATAAGTTTTTCCCAAACACCATGTGCCGACTTTGAATGCTAAAGTAAGCGCCAGATCCGCAATGAAGAAAAGCACCATGGTTATGGGTTATTGCAGGATCATATTATTTGGCAAATATAATATTTTTGCGGGTTTTGGTCAGCAGGTGCATTTGTCGTCTTCGTCCGGTGGCTCCTTTGCGAGGGTGCAGCTGTGCGCGACCCTTGCACGACATGTCAAAGTATTTTAATCCTTTTTTCTCAAACACGCTGGCAGTGCAAAGTGCAATCGCATTTTGAGTGCCCACTTTTCTCTCCACCGCCTTGATGCATTTGCACAACTTGGTTGCTAAAATATCTTCCGCCTTTCGTTTTAGCTCATTGTTGCTTAAATTTGCAATTGGAATGTTGTAATACGAGAGAATTTTCTCGTAATCCGATTTTGTCATGGCCATACCGTGAGAGGGGGCGTTCATATTTTAATTGGGTGAATTATTGAAGTATTGACGTATTACTTATAACCCTAAACTTTAAAACCGGTGGTCCTATTAAATGATGATAAAAAAAGATTTTTCACACAAATAAACATGTAATTTTAAATATTGAAGTATTATAGCTTAAATTTACATTTAGTAATTTAATACATTTAGTGCACGCACAATGACCTCAGTGTCTTCGTCGCCTGCTTTATCCACTTCTACTTCCATCGTCGTCCCCAATAAAAAAATAGTGGTGCTTGACGTGGATGAAACCATCGGATACTTTGTGGAACTGGGCATTTTTTGCGATGCTCTCACCGCAACGGCGTGGAACAACGACACGACGGCTCAATACGCGCACTTCAACCGTTTGATGGATGCATTCCCCGAATTCCTGCGACCGAATATTCTGGACCTGTTGCGGTTTTTGAAATTGAAAAAAGAGTCCAACGAGTGCTGCGGGGTCATGGTTTACACCAACAACAGCGGCCCACGCGCGTGGGTGGAACACATCATCAAATACATGGAATCCAAACTGGGCGCGCAGCTGTTTGACCAAATCGTGGCGGCGTTCAAAATAAACGGGAAAATCATAGAGATGGGCCGCACCACACACGACAAAACGTATGAAGATTTGCTGCGGTGCACTAAGTTGCCGTCTAACGTGGAGGTGTGCTTCTTGGACGATCAAATGCACTCGCAAATGGAGCACGGGCAGGTGTATTACATCAATGTGAAACCCTACGTGCATCAGCTGAGCGTGCAAACCTTAATACATCGGTTCATGCAATCGCCCGTTCTGCGTTCCACTATAAACATGGGAACCGGTGCCGATTTCCGGCAAGACATTGCGAAATTCATGCAGCGGTTTCAGGCTGCGCACGTTCCAAAAGACCCAATGGAACAAGAAATTGACCGAATTATCAGCAAAAAAATCATGGAACATTTGAATGAGTTTTTCAAAGGCACAAAAACGCAAAAAAATGTTTTGTCCCAAATTCAAATGAATCCGAATACATTGAAAATAAAACGCAATAATCACATTTCAAAAACAAGAACATTGAAACGGAATCCAACATAATCAATTAAATACGCAATTAATATAATTTATTTAGCACAAATTTATTTTTTTTTATTAGTATATGTTATAACATCCATCAACCATCAACAATGTTCAACTTTTCCAGCATCATCTATCTTGTTTTCCTGTTCTACGTGCTCACTCCCAATGTGCTGCTGCGCATCCCTCCCAACGGCTCCAAGCACGTGGTTGCACTTGTGCACGCCGTTGTCTTCGCTCTCGTGTATTACTACACATCGGGCTACGTGATCGGAATGCTCGGCTCGCTTTAATTGCGCACCCCACCCCTTCTTTTTGTCATTTCATAAAATGACAAAACAAATTATTCATTATTCTAAACTTTAATTCGGGTGTCCAAATACTCCACTTCAATTTCATAATCCGTGGTCAAATTACCCCAATCCACCCACTGCCATTCAAATAAGTTCCCATTCTCATGGTCTTGTTCAATGAAAAACGCTTGGTAATTCTCAATTGGGGTCATCAATGCCTCATTGCTTTTCGGCTTGTTTACTGAGTAATGTCGCTCCCAATTATACTTTCTTATATCGGGACATTCATAAGATGTAGTGATTGGCTGCATAATGTTGACGACATATTGAATTGCTGCGTCACCTGTCAATCCACGGCGTTGTGCATCCGCAAGATGATTCAGCATCATGCGAATGCCAGCCGGTTTAAAAGACACAATGTGCAGTCCTTCCATGGTTGAAATCAAAGAAAACTTGTATGATGGCCTTTCGGTTAGATACAACGCTACAAATGTGTACACATATGAAAGCAAATCGGGACTTGAAGGTGGTCCAATGATTGACTTAGTTCTTTCATACATTACAAATGGATGAGTGTGAAATGTGGCTGCACTAATCGCGGCCTGCACCGAATGCTGTTCTCCCACTGCGTAATCAATACGCCTTACTCCATCGGTCTCAATTGTTTTTAAAGACATTACATCATGTCCCATGTCAGTTTCAGAATTGTAAACTGATTTAATGACCGTAAGTGTGCCAGATGTTTCACGTTGACCTGCGCGATTGCCCAGTCCAAGCACCGCCTTTTGTTCATTGAAAACAATGAATGGAAATAAATGCAATGATAAAATGCATGACCGATCAAAACTGAACGTGTATTTCAACTCGCGGGTCCTACCGTTTGCTTTCCATTGACTCATTAAATTCATTACTTCACTAAAATTATTCAGGGACGTGATTTGATCGTTCACATAATTATGCATCGGCCTAGTCAATTGCACAAATGAAAACCCCATGCGAGTTATTCCATCTACGTCTATGTTAGTAATAATCGGATTTGAAAATCCCTCAACTGTGTATATTTTTGCAACTTTTGAAAAATGTTCATTGTCCACATCTATTCCCAACCATAGAGTGGCGACACGTTGATTAAATGGTGGGGGTAAAAATGATGTGGCAGTCAACAATGCATTAAACATTGCAGTTCCAATTGAACCAAAATCTTCATCTCTTGCCCTTGGCCTGGAAGAGACTCCAGTCGGAATTATTGTGTGCTTGCAAAAGTTGTATATTGCTAAATAAGGTGGGTGATGTTTAATTTTCGCATGTCCTAAAACATGGTCGTTTAAAAAGGTTACATCATTAAATGATGCAGTATGGAGGGCTGCATGGTGAGCGGCATCCCAATACATGAATAATATACAAATTTCACTGTCTGATAACAAAAATGGATGACTTGACGCAGCAGCCTGAGTCGGCATATTGGCCAAACCAGCTGAAGTTGCATGTTGGTTGCATGCATTTGTTTGCATGTTAATGTATGTATTTAACCGTGGCGAACTTTGCAAATCTGCGTAAGTTATGAAAAAATACACTACTGGAAAATCATAATATGGCACTTCGTTTATGATGGGTGACAATGGTGGAACTGGCGATCCTTCTTCCATTGGTGCAGGTGCAGGTGCACCATCAATTGGCGCTACTGGATTAGACCCGGCAGCTTCAGATGCAGAAGCAAATGGCGAGGCCGCTGCTGCCACCGGTCGTGATTGTTTTCTTCTAGAACCCATCACGGGTTTGTCTCTCGCAGTAAACCCTCTGCCTTTATCAACCGACGACATAATATTATGTTGCACTTATATGGTAACATCATATTATTTTTTGAATAATTCATTTTATTAGGGTTATTCCACGTTTTTAATTTCAGTGCGCGTTGAATTGTTGAATGTTTGGTTTGCTAAATGAAAGCAGTCGGGATTCATGGGTGCAAACTTCTCTGTTTTGAACAGCAGCGGATGCGTTTGCTGAATTTGCCGAGAGTCAATGCGCACATTGTAGAGATCGCTCTTGGATGACGGCACGTATTCGGATTGCTCGCACCTTTGCAGCGCGAAAAACTGGTTGCGCAGTGTGGATTCCACATTGACCGCCGTGGCATAGCCCGACCACGGGGCAACTGCGCTTCCCGGGTTGAACACCTGCGCCGGGTTGTACACCGGATAGTTGGAGAGGGGCACGGTCGTGGGTTTGCGCTGGTCCAGAATGGGCATGATCGTGTATTTGGAAAGCACCGGGCGCGCGCCTAGTTGCGGTTGCAGCGGCGCCGACGGAATGTTGCGATCACGCATGCGACGACTCAGCTCTTCGGTGCGCTCCTGCTGGCAATACGCCACCCCGTTGGGCACGCCGTAAAATGGTTCCTGGAATGGCATGGACATGTTTTTGTAGTTGGCTGTATTGTATTCTGCAAATATAATATTTATATATTTTTGAACATCATTTAAAGAGTGTGAGATATAATTTATCACATTATTCATCATGTGCGGTATCTTCTATTATGAAATGATCGGCCTTGAGCGTATTCCCATGCACAAGCTGAAAACGTTGCAAACTAATTTTGCTAAAATCTCTCATCGCGGTCCAGACAACAGCCGGTTTGTGGTGAATGGCCAGCGTTGCATCGGGTTTCATCGTCTGGCCATCAACGGACTGGAATCCACGGGTGACCAGCCCTTTTTTTTGATGGGATGCGAGCTCATTTGCAACGGCGAGATTTACAACCACCGGCAACTTGTTCAAAAGCACGGATTCTCGGATGCTTACGTTAGCGGGTCGGATTGTGAAGTGATCATTCATTTGTACCGCATGTTGAATGGCGACATGCAGGCCACACTGCGGGAGTTGGACGGCGTGTTTTCTCTGGTGCTCATTGACCGAGACAGAGACATCGTGCACATTGCGCGCGACCCGGTTGGCGTGCGGTCGCTCTACATCGGCACTTCCAGCGACTACGAGTGCGACATCTCGGTCGCGAGCGAAATGAAGGCGCTGCAGCACTGCGGCCACGTGGAACAGTTTCCGGGTGGGTGCTTCATGACGGCGTCTAAAGTTCAAAACAAGTTTGAAACCAAGCTGCAACCGTATTACCCGGACCTTTGGTTGGACGAGACCCGAGATGTGCCTTACGTGTACAACTTTGGCACGTATGCGCCGGACAATGTGATTGCGAATGCGGATCTGGAATTGAGCGCGTGCGCGCAGATGCGCAACCTGTTTGAAGTGGCGGTTTGCAAGCGGCTGATGAGCGAACGGCCCGTGGGCTGCCTGCTATCCGGCGGTCTGGACAGCTCGGTAACAACTGCTTTAGTGGTGAAGCACATGGCACAACAAGCGCATCAATCGCAGCAATCGCAACAATCGCAAGCGCAAGCGCCAAGGATAGTGGACACGTATGCCGTCGGCCTAGAGGGATCTGTGGATCTGAAATGGGCGCGCCGGGTGGCGGAGCATCTCGGCACGCGGCATCATGAGGTGTGCCTGACCGAGCAGCAGTTTTTGGATGCCATTGACGCCACCATTTATCAGATTGAGAGCTATGACACCACCACCGTGCGCGCGTCGGTCGGCAACTACCTGGTCAGTAAATACATTTACAAAAACACGGACAACGTCGTCATATTCTGTGGCGACATGAGCGACGAGATTTTCGGGTCGTATCGCGGGTTCACAAAGGCGCCCAGCGACCACGCGTTTGGGGGCGAGAATGTGCGCATGGTGCGCGACGTGCGCTTCTTTGACCTGCTGCGGTCGGACAAGAGCATCAGCGGGGCGGGATTGGAAGCGCGCGTGCCCTTTGCCGACAAGGCGTTTCTGGAGTTCGTAATGAGCCTGCCGCCGTGGATGAAGCGGTTTGGCGATGGCGCAAATTATGCCATGGAGAAACACCTGTTTCGCAAAGCGTTTGACGGGCTGCTGCCGGATGACGTGCTGTGGCGGCGCAAGGAGGCGTTCAGCGACGGCGTGAGCGGACACGATCGCACCTGGGTGCAAATCATCAAAGAATACGTTGACACGCGCGTCAGCCACACAGAATTTAGTGTTGCAAACGACTTACATAAATTTAATCACAATGCGCCGTACGACAAGGAGAGTTATTATTACAGGAGCGTGTTTGATCGGTGTTTTCCTGGAAAGGGGCGTGCCGAGACCATTCCGTATTTTTGGAGACACCCGTTCTGCGAGGGCACATTGGATCCTTCAGCCCGGTTATTAAAGGACGTTTACGCATCTGAAGAGCAACAATAAACCGACTGCGCGCAATGCATTTTTTATTTATATTGTGAATGTAATATAAGTAAAAATAAAATCAAACAATGCCCACCAAGAGAACGGGCATCATGCCTTTACAGAAAAATTTCACTGCAGTGGGAGGGGTTGGCGCCAGGAACATTGCAATGCAAAATAAAATATCAAGACAAGCACCGCGCGTCTCAGGAACCATGAATATGGTTGCAGCTGCACCACCGCCAGCACCAGGACCCGCAACAGGCCCATTAAACAATTTATTTAACATATCCACTTTTGGCAAGACAATTGATGGTGAAAAATTAGAACCAGCACACTTGACGGCATTGATTGCGGCATCGGTTAGATGGAATAATTTTTTATCATTTCATCCTGAGCTTTTAAATGCGATAAAAAAGCATAAACCTGACTGGAAAGGATTAGAACTACTTGAAATTGTTTATGAACACATAGGAGGGATTGCAGCGGCAGGTGTCATATTTGTTAAAGAATACTTTTTTTTTAACACTAAAATTCCTTATGGTTTTAGACTAACCATAAATAACGCATTGTTGAAAGGTGGATTTGTGGATACGACTACGAACATACGTTACCCCTTCACACAAAAACACCTACAAGATGTTTTAGCACACGAACTTGGACACGCGCTTGGATTGGTCAACACCATCACACCTGATGACATATACACTATTCCGTCTACAACATTCACTGATAAAAATGGAAACCCGGGAACATATTATACACCACAATACAAATGCATCATTGGTGGTCAATTCGGACAATTTCCATTGACATATAAAGAATATCGTGATCTGATTAATTCAGCAATATCAAGTGACAAATTGTTGTCGCTAAGTCCATATATCATGTTAGATGATAGGGGGACACATTGGCAGCAAAAAATGGTTTCTCAAACAATGCATTTATGGGACCCGGTCAAAAAAGAGTACCCGTATACATCGAATTTAATTTATTATGGAAATTTTATTAATGAACTCATGGCTACAAGATACAACCCATTGTATGAAAGAGACCATTTAATTTCCAATATAAGTTTGAAATATTTAACAGAAATTCATGTGGATGGATGGCGCGCATACAATGAAAAACGTCCGGGGGCAAGTGAAGTGGCAAGCACGATAAAGATAGAACTCGCGAATTCATCAAAGAAACACCCAAATTTCACGTATGTTTTAATTGGCACTGCGGGTTCCATTGTGTTGAAACCAAAAGATATAAATAGAGTTCCCATGATTTCAGTTGAAAAATCATTGTCGTATGATGCAGCAACCGATGCATTCATTGATGCGACTGATGCGACGACGAACAATCCAACATACAAGGTTGTTTATCCGGAAGGGTACGCCGGCGAACGCAACGATGATGAAATCATGCAAATTGTTGCCAACCATGAAAGGATGATGAATGACCCCGCATTTTTTGAATTCAAGTGCTGTCATTGAGAGAAATTGTTGCGCTAAAATGCACCACATTTGCATATTTGCACATAATATGCAATTCATTTATTATAATTATTGTGAAAAATAAAACAAAATGAACCTGAATCTGGACCAAGTTGACCACGTGACGCTGGATCTCATGGTGAACCAGCCACAGTATGAGCGGTACCTGCGAAATAAAGAGGCCGACTTGAGCGGGAAATACGAAAAAGCCAAACGCTTCTACAAAAAACGGATCATGGAAATGACGCGTGACTTACTGAAGGGCGAAACGGTGAACGACATTTTCGTGATCCAGTCATTCGAGGCGTTTGCCAAGTCATGCATCACGTATTTTAGGAACAAGGATAAAAATGATACGCTGCAGGAGGAGTACATGGCCGAGTGCGTTGCCGTGGGGTATCTGCCGCCCATCGTGGAAACTGAACCCGGATCGGCGAATGAGGACAATGAGGACGATGACGGCGACGGCGACTCCATTCAAGATGCGCAGTTGGCTGATTCATCCAAACGAAAGCTGGAGATAATGATGTCGTTTGATAAGCACAAGTCGCAGACGCCCACGCTGGACACGTATGTCATCAAGACGACGCCGACGACCACGTCAACCGGCAGCAATCATGCCATGTCCATTCCTCCTCAGCTGAAAGAAGTCAATTTGGATGACCCCAAATTTAAAACCAAGGACATTAAGCCCAAACCAATCAAATCCAAAAACGATTCTAAATGATTGCATGAAATAAATTATTTACATAATGTAATTAAGTTATTCAATTGTGGAATGAAAATCAGGCGCGGCACAAAATACAAAAGCCGAAAATACAAAGGTGGAAAAAATAAAAGCCGCAAAACCGGGCGAACCAATGCATTAAAGGAGTTTGAACGGCTGAAGTGCGGCCCCGTGCAAGAGAATTATTTCACATGCTACGATAATGATACGCTGCACAAATTAAGAGATGGCTGGAATGCGCGCCACCCCGACGCGCGCATTGAAACGAACGATCCGAAGGAAATTTGGACCGCGCTGAAGCAGCGATTAAGTCAGTCATGTCGCAACGAGGCGTGCTGGATGAAGCAGATCATGGGGTCAAGTTCATCGTTGGTCGCCGACGACACGTTTGCGCCCGAGGCCCCGAAGTCGTGGATCCGCGATCCGGACGAGTGGTTGAGCAGCGAAGAGATTGAGAACGTGATGAAACAGTACGAGGACAAGTTTCCAGCGTTTGAGTTTCTGGGGCCGTCGCCGAGCGATTACAGCGCACCCAAGGTGGCGGGCGTGTGCGTGTGGGAGGAGCTGTGCAACTTCAGCTTGAAGAAATACGTGGATTCGGGCACGCACAAAATCGGCGTCATTTTCAATACGGACCCGCACACGGAAGACGGGTCGCACTGGGTGTCGCTGTTCATCAACGTTGAGGCGAATGCGAATGCTAATAATAACTACATCTTCTTTTTTGACAGCACGGGCGACCGCCCGCAAAAAGAGATTCGCGAGTTCATCAAAACGGTGACGCAGCAGGGACGCGCCCTGGGCATCCGATTTAAATATTATGAAAACCGGAAGCAGCACCAAAAACGCAACACGGAGTGCGGCATGTATGCGCTATTCATGATCGTGAATTTGATTGAAGGCACGCGCACACCCGAAGAGTTCATGCAGGGCGACCGCATCCCCGACAGTCACATGATTGAATTCCGCAAAGAGTATTTCAACCGGGGTGGCAGCATTTAGAGGCCAGTGAATCCAAATGGAGGTGGGTGCTTTAAATTTAAATTTAAATTCAAATTCAGATTTAAATTTAGATTTTATATCAAAAAATGCTTAAATGCATGATTGCAAACAAATATATATTTTAACAATCCACAATTGATTCAATGTCGTCGTCCAAAACTTTATGTTTGAACATGATTGTCAAAAACGAGTCGCACATCATTCGGAACACACTGGAAATGCTGTGTTCCAAGATACGGTTTGATTACTGGGTGATTTGCGACACGGGGTCCACGGATGACACCCGAGAGATAATCAGCGAATTCTTTTCGACGAAGAATATTAAAGGCGAATTGTATTGCGATGAATGGGTGAACTTTGCGCACAACCGCACCCTTGCGCTGGAGCGCGCATTCAACAAAACCGATTTGTTGCTCGTGTTTGACGCGGACGATGAACTCCACGGCACCATCTGCATTCCGAATGAAGTGCTGTTTGACGAGTACCACTTCAAATTCGGCATGCCCAAATCTGGCACGAATTACACGCGAACCCTGCTCATAAACAACCGCAAGAGGTTCAAATACTTTTCAGTGTTGCACGAGTTCATCAGTTGCCAGGAACCGTCGCAGAATGAGCAGAATCGCCTGTGTGTGCTGGAAGGTGACTACTATGTGGTTTCTGGGCGCAGCGGGTCGCGCAATTTGGACCCCGACAAGTACTTGAAGGACGCGAACATTTTAGCTTTGGCGCATGCAGAAGCGCTGGCCCGGGGGGATGATTTGCACAAGCGCTACGCATTTTATTGCGCCAATAGCTATCGCGACTGCGGGAAGCACGAGGATGCCATTCGGTGGTATAAAATCACGTTGTCGCAGGACAACTGGGCGCAGGAGAAATATGTGTCATGTCTATATATTTATGAATGCTACCAGACGCTGAACCAAAAAGAGCTCGGGTTTTATTATTTGGTTAAAGCGTTTGCATACGACCCGGAGCGAGTGGAGTGTTTTTATCCACTGCTGGTGCATTACTGCTGCGAGGGCATGAACGAATTGGCGTACAACTATTACCGCATGGTCCGAATGGATCCAATTAACCATGCCGGAAAACTTTTTGTGCAGATGGATATTGCCAATTTCTTTGTGCCATATTACATGATCATTGTTGCGGATCGGCTGGGAGATCGCGAATGCGGCATTCGCATGTATGAAACAATATTCACGCAGAAACAGCACACACACAGCGTGTGGCACTTGCGAAATTTGATATTCAACCTGCGTTTTTTCATAGGGCATGTAAAACCGGAGGCATTGGATGCATTTACGGCGCTTGCCAATTCTTATGTGCAGTTTCTCGTTAACAATGACGTTCCAGTCAGCACATTTGATGAGCTGCCAAGCACAATGAAACCCCAATCCAAGCATAAATTGCCTTATTCCATTCAAACAAAATTAAAATGTAAGAACAGTCGGAACATACTGTTTTACGCGGGATACGGCAATTTGTATTGGAATTATAGCCACATGAAACACGGCGCGTTGGGGGGATCCGAAAAAGCGGTTGCGTACCTGTCCAAGGAATTGGGGCTATTATTGGGGGAAAATGCAGAGGGTCCCTACACAATCTATGTTGCAGGTAATGTGCGGGCCGAAGAGTTGCCCGAATACAATGTGAAATACGTCGGGTTGGGCGACCTGCCCGACCTGTTGAGCAAAACCGAATTTCATACGGTCATATGTTCGCGCTACATTTCATTTTTGGAGGTCTACGGCGCTGCATGTTCGTTTTATCAGTTCTACATATGGGCGCACGACACCCGATTATTGGCATATGGATGCGACTTGAGCGATGTTGTCATTCTGGAAAAATGGTCGGATCACATTAACGGGTGCATGTGTCAAACGCAGTGGCACGCTACCCAGTATGCGGCCATGTATCCCGTGTTAAAATCCAAAATATCCATCATAAACAACGGCCTTGACCTAGTGCTGTTCCCCCAACATTCATGCAACCAAAAGCAGCCCAACAAATTCATATACACGTCGCGCACGGAACGTGGGCTGGCCCGAATTTTAGAACTGTGGCCTCAAATTATGGCGGCGCTGCCGGATGCCACCCTCGCCATCTCAACCTACGAGGTGTTTCCGTGCAACGATGACGAACGGCGCATTCAGGCCCGCATTGAATCTCTCAACCGAGAGTTCCCATCGGATGCGGATGATAAGCAGCGCATTCAGCACCTGGGCCAACTAAATCCGACGCAGCTGTATTTGGAAATGAGCACGGCGGAGTACTGGTTGTATCCCACTGACTGGCCCGAGACATCCTGCATAACCGCGATGGAAATGCTGATGTCCGAAGTTATCTGCCTGTACTACCCAGTGGCGGGACTCACGAACACGATGGGCGGGTGCGGCATTCAAGTTTTCAATGGATCAGAGATTTCAATGCTGCTGCAAATTGCGCACGACGAGGAGACCAAAGAGGCGCTGCGCAAACAGGGGCGCACATATGCCGAGGGGTGCTCCTGGGCAAGCCGGGCTCAGGGGTGGAAGCAAGTAATTCTTCCCAGTTTCAAAACAATGATAATAAATTTGAAACGACGAACTGACCGAAAACTGCAAATTGAATCCCAATTAAATGGGCAAGGATGTGTTGACTATGAATTCGTTGAGGCAGTGGATGGAACTCAACTGATTATGACTGAACAAATTGATTCATTGTTCAAGGACAATGATTTCCATTACAGTAAAGGCGTGATTGGATGCGCCATGTCGCACATTGATTTGTGGAAACAATTGATCAATGATTCCGCGTGCCAATGTTATGTCATTATTGAAGATGATGCGACCTTCGTGGACAATTTTGAATTTAAACTGCACAAGGCAATCCAATTATTTATGCATGAATCCAGCGCGGAATTGTGTTTCATTTCAGAATTTTCAATTGATGCGCCATGCACAAACATTACCAATTTGCAAATCATTAAAAAAAATAATCACAAGGTCGGTGGAACTGGAGGATACATAATTAAAAAGAGCGGAGCCAACCGATTTATGCAACATTACAACGCGAATTCAATGAAACGAGCGATAGATGCATCAATTGTTCACGATTTTAATGACTACCTTTATACTGTAAATGAATTCCTAATTAAATCCCCCTTTTTTGCAATTGACACAGATGTGCAAACCCCGAATGGATCTTCTAATAAATAAATGTATGTCACTCAATTAAATCATGGCAGAATGATGGAAACATATGAAACATATAAAAAATAAAATATGATTAAAATTTTATTTTTTAATAGTTAACTAGTTTATAGTTTATTGATATAATACAACACGACGCATATCGCAAACAAACCGAACACAATGTCATCGGCATCTTCTTATTCCGCCTATTTAGCAAATAAAACCGTGTGTTGTTGTTCAAACGCGGGTCAGGGTCCAGCTGGACCCATAGGTCCCAAAGGTCCGAAGGGAGATACTGGCGCTACTGGAGCAACTGGCGCAAAGGGCGCAACTGGCGCAAAGGGCGGCACCGGCGCAAAGGGCGCAACCGGCGCAACCGGCGCAACCGGCGCAACCGGCGCAACCGGCCCTCAAGGAGCAGCTGGTCAATCCAGCACATTTTACAATTACAAAGCAGACACAAGGGATGGAAACACTGGTCCTCCTCCTCCCATAGCTCATGGAACATTCAGATGGGACATTATTACACAACTTACCGCTAATTATATTTATGTGTCTAGTTTTGATGAGATGGGCAATGACATTGATGCATTGCTTGATACATTGACTGTTGGGGACATTATAATTTTGCAAGACAAAACTCTCAGTAATAATTATCAAAAATGGGATATAACAAGCGTAAATACAACTCACCCAGACGATTACATTGAATTTGGGGTCACTCCGCATCTTCCAATTCCTCCTTTGGGTTATTACACATTCCCATATATTCCAGGTCAAACAACCGATGCTCTGCTTATAATCAAAGCAGTGGGACCAAATGGTGCAACCGGCCAAACAGGCGCAACAGGTGCAACTGGATCAACCGGCGCAACTGGATCAACGGGAGCAACTGGAGCAACCGGCGCCACGGGCTCAACAGGCGCAACTGGATCAACTGGCGCAACAGGCGCAACGGGCGACACAGGCGCCACGGGCTCAACTGGCGCAACTGGCGCAACGGGCGCAACCGGCGCCACGGGCGCCACGGGCTCAACTGGCTGCACTGGATCAACTGGAGCAACTGGTGACACGGGTTCAACTGGCGCAACTGGAGCAACAGGCGCAACTGGATCAACCGGCGCAACAGGCGACACAGGCGCAACCGGCGCAACTGGTGACACGGGCTCCACGGGTTCAACTGGATCAACTGGCTCAACCGGTGCAACTGGCTCAACAGGCGACACCGGCGCAACTGGATCAACCGGTGCAACTGGCTCAACCGGTGCAACTGGTGACACGGGCTCAACGGGTTCAACTGGCTCAACCGGTGCAACTGGCGCAACCGGCGCAACTGGTGATACGGGCTCCACGGGTTCAACTGGCTCAACCGGTGCAACTGGCGCAACCGGCGCAATAGGCGACACAGGCGCAACCGGCGCAACAGGATCAACGGGCGCA